GTTCGGATCGTCTCAGGGAGAGAAGGTTTCAGAAAGACAGGGGGGGTCGCCTTAGGGCTAAAAAAACGACCGCCTTTAGAGCTGTTACACGATTTGCAGAGCGATTGTAAATTGGACTCAGTCCACATTGGCCCCCCTTTAACTCTAGGGATTATATGATCCACAGTGTGTGCTGGTCTGTGACAGATAGCGCACTGCCATCCATCTCTGTCGAGTATGGTGATGCGTAGCTTCTTCCACTTGCCACTACCTATCTCACGCTCACTCATTAATGCCAGCCTTTAAGTTTAAAGTGATTAAGAGCTGCACACGCATTGATATAACCTCTATCATCTAAACCATACAGCCTATGTGCTGCAATATATGATAAGCCCCAGTCTATCTGCTTATATCCATCTACCTTACTTAGATACTCTGACTTACCCTGGGGTATTCCATACACCTTCTGCTTACCATCTAGGTTACCTACAGCTTTATCATTCCAGGCGCTTTCAGCACCCCATAGTTTTGTTAAGCATTTGTATTGTTGATTATCTTCTATCTTTAAACGTGCATATTCTTTAAATGTAATCATTACTTTAGGTTTATCACTTAACTTAGAAACGGAATCAGTCTTTACAAAGCAAAGATTAACTATGAATACAGCGATCCCAACTAGCCAGCACCTTGCGAGCTTTCCCTGTCGGGCTCGCCTTGTGGCTTTGTAAGCCACTGCTTCACTAGAGCCTAGCATGCTCTGTCAAATTGAGCGTTAAATTTCATATAGAAGTCCATCCTATGTAATCAGCATCTGGATTAGCAGCTAGCCATTCTTGGCGCAATTTATTTTGTTTAGCCCAATCATCAGCTGTGGCCTCAGGCATTCTTACCCCAGCCACCACCCTTGAAGATAAGCCCAGGTGCGCTATATATTCTTGACATTTGTAAATTACATTTAGGGCAGGACATAGGCCCAACCTCATCATCATAAGATTTATGTACTGATCCATAGGTGCCGCATTCATTACAGCTGAACTCGTATGTAGGCATTACTTTGCTCCAATCAGTTGACAAGTGTGGCAGACCACGGCTTCAAACTTCCAACCACCACACTTATCACATCTACATATATCCGAGTCTGGTATATGCAAAGCCTCTACTACATTTTTAACGCCAACGCAACCACAATCCATACACTGATAAGCCTTAAATCCCTCTGGCGTATCCAACTTACCTAGCCATAGGAACTCGGTATCACGTTTGCATCCGTTACATCGAAATTGTGGGTGCATTATGATAAACTCCTTATTGCCTACAGTGGCATTGTGTACATACCAAGAAATTACCTGAATGTATTAGCCTGTCATCATTACAAGCTACACAAACATCGGTAGACGGCACATACTTTACCTGGTCGTTCTCTATGCGCTCCAGGTAAGGTCCGCCTCGTAGAATTTCAACGTATCCCATTATTCGCCCCCCTTTCCGCTTTCCGTATCATCTGGCCAAAACCAAGTGCCAGCAGCCGTAAGTCTTGCCCACTTAGCATCGCACTGCTCTGCTTTCGGTGCTGTGCAGACATAACCTGCGTATGGTTTACCAGTCTTAGCTGTGCCTTCTTTTTTTACCATATCACCGTGCCTGCAAGTAAAACTAACATCGACCACTTCAGCAATTTGAGTAATGCTTTCCCCAACAGACCAAGCAACAGGTTTAGGCTCGTTGCTATTATCTTTAGACTGTGCATCAACAATATGTAACGCATACTCCATCGCAGCTGATTTAGATCCTGGTCTGCCATATTTAGGTCTAAATGGTTCGGTTTGTTTTTCACTTACCCTAACCATTTCTTCTCTACTTGGTCCATTTTTTTCAGTACCGATATTAGCCGCTTTAAAAGCAACGCCTCTAGCCGAAGTCTCGCAATTTTCCAGCGCAAAATCTCTATTGACACCCCTATCGGAAATGACCTCTTTGGCGTGACCTGTTGCGAATGGTTTTTCATCAGCTGAGTCCCTAAATAATTCACATACAACAATGACTCTAGTGTCTGACTCCGAGATAATCTTTGTTCGTACTGCTCCATTCGGATACCTTTCCCAAAATATATTTGATCTTTCTTGAACTGTGGTGTAATCCTCTAGGTTAAATGCCATTAGTCATCCCCCCAGGTAAAATTGATGTCGGCTTCTGCATCAAGGACTGTCTGGTATATCGAAATGTAAGCAAGTGCGTCGATGATCGAGTCACTGTGGCCTGGAGACTCAGTAAGCCTAGAAACCTTGACGAGCGCCATACATAATGCGACTTGACTAGGCGTAATTGGATGGTCGAGGTATGCCGACCACAGTTCACTGATCCTTTTATGGTTTGTGTAAGGGTGACCATAGACCGATCCCCTTGTATGCACCAGGTCGACAACATCTGCCAGCAGCTTCTCAGTTTTTGTCATAGTCAAATACCTCATCGGTTTTGATCTTGTTTTGGATCATCCTGCGGTGCATATCAAAACCATCTTTACGCCCACGCCAGTAATGTGTTTGCTTCATATCATCTATACGCATTAGCACCAGCCAATACGCCATACTTAAACCTATAAATAAATAAACTGCGATTTCCATAGTCATTTGTAGCCCAATCTATGACCACATACTTTGTGGCACAGGCATAGTGTTGCACCTGTGTACGACTTTGTGGATTATTTAGGCCTGTTTTATTATAACGATTAGATAACGTTAATATCTTCGAGGTCATCGATATGGTCATCGATAGTGCGCTCGGCGTACTCTGTATTAAGCCCCATAATGTTTGCCTAATGCTGTGAATGAGCCATCCTTTGGGTCGACTGGGACTAACGTAGGTGTTAACCCCTTTTTAGACGCTTCCAGTATAGCAAAGCCATTCTGCCAATTTGCGCTGTTATAGCGGATATAAGACATTTTTTTCATATTGCATAGGTTTCCACTTTCTATGCCTGTAAGGGGCCTGTAATGGCTTCCTATGGCTTCTGTGAACGTGCTGGCGCCCATTCTGTGACTATGCCCTACAACGCAATTTTTGCCCCATTTTTTGGCTAAGTTTAGCGCCGTAATTCCAGCGTGCTGGCTCATACTTCCTTCATCGCCGTGGGCCAGTACCCAACCTGGATGGAATTCATAAGCTGTTTTATGATAGGTCATACCCATCTCGGCAAAGCCCATAAATCTTGGGTATTGCAACTCTGGCAAACTAATTAAGCCAGGTACTTTTAGCAGAGTATTATATAAGCGATCAGAATGATTAGACCTGACAATATGCATTTCACTGCTGTACTCTCCCAAGTCCCACAAAATCTCTTTGCATAACTCACGATCAGCGTGAATGGTTTGCTCATAAGCCAAAGGTGTCCCATCACTGAAACGGCTAATTGTTTGGAAGTCCATTTCATCGCCAACCACCAGTACAGCATCAAACTTCTCACGCTTCACCAGCTTCTTCATATTGATAATTGCAGAGTCCAGTTGAAATGGCACCTGCAAGTCTGAGACGACTAACCAACGCTTAATCTTCACCTTCTTCGAAATCGTCAAGTGGATTCTTAATAGGATCTTTTGTATCTACGATCCAGTCTGGATAACTTGACCTATCCATCGCAAAGGCTAGAGCTGTGCCCTCATCCATTCCAGACTTACGGCACGCCATATAAACCTCATTAGCTGCTATTGCCCAGAAATCCAGTTTAGTAAGTACAGGCTCTTTAGTAGTCCTGCGCTTACGTACTGATTTCTTTTTTGGTTTGCGTTTAGTAGCCATAATTAAATTATGACTTACTGATTAAAATAAACAGATCATCAACACGCTGCTCTAGTCTTAAACTTCTCTGGTCAATTCGATCAACGGCATCTTTCATACTGCTGCCAGAATTCGGGCGCAACTCATTAAGCCAGCCCTTAACTAGAAAACGTAATCCGACTAGCCCGCCTGATAGCACGGCGATAACGCCAGCGCCAAAGTGAGCCCATTCTCCAGGACTCATTTGTCATCGGCACCGATGCCATAGGCATTATCGGATTTATCTAAAGCCCTAGCTGCTGGACCGGCCAGTGCTGCAATTACTACAGACAACGCTGGGTCTAAACCTAATTCATTACTTGCTAAAAATGTTAAGAATGATACTAATACGCCACGTGCGTATGACTTTAGTATTGCCTTCTGTTTTTTGCTTATCTTCATATCTTGCCTCCTAGTAATGGGATGTCAAATGGTTTTCCATCGAGATCGCCTAGCTTTGTAAAACTACAGTGCAAATGTTTGGTGTGCGGATTTATGCCGTTGTATTTACGCCATTTCCAGTTTAATATCTTCGAGCATATTCTCCCATTGTGGATGACGTAAGATATGCGTTTATCGGTTTTACCAGCGATTCTGATTTGGTCAGCCAGATAAGCGCTGATCCCTTCGGGTGAACCCAAGCGAGAATCAATATCAATCGCTCTGACCCATCCATTGGCGTCTGGATTATGATCCGATTTTCTGGCGGAGTGACGGCTATCGCCCACCCACCCATCACTGGCAGTACGCCTATCTGGAAACCACGTATCAACTTGATCTCTTAACTGCACACCAGCTGCACATAATTTAGGCTTCAAGTTCAATCCAACTTAATGTGTTTTCATCCCATACCCAATTTAATCCTTCTGGTTTTGTTACTGGTGGATGCCAGAATGAACCTGATCGTGTCCAAGATGGATATGGTTGTGGAGTTACAAATATATCCTCACCAGGATTATAGGTATAGCCAATGCCAGCATAAGTGCCTCTAATTTTAGAATTATATGATGTGCGTTTAATGTTATGACCTGTTGCTTGACTATAAAAAGTTTCAGTATCTAAGCCATTAATTAACTCAGTTTCATCAACACCAACAGTTACATTTACAACTATATTATTTTCATCTAACCAAGCGTAGTGTGCCATTATGCCCAACTCACATTTCCAGCAGTAGCAGCAGTAATTGTTGCCCGCTTGTATCCACCACTAGCTGATGATTCTGTTCCTGTTACGCCACCACCAAAAGTTATCGTATAAACATCTGGATATCTTAAAATAATAACACCCGAACCGCCTGCTTTACCTGTTGCTGGTGAAGTATTTTTACCAGCACCACCGCCACCGCCTGTGTTTGTATCACCAGCCGTTTGACCTGCGCCACCTGTGCCACCGCCACCAGCACCACCTGTGCCACCGCTAGTTTGAGTAGTTCCAAATCCACCGCCACCACCACCTGCATAATAAATTGATGAACCTGAAATAGATGTTGCAACACCCACGCCACCATTACCTGCAACGGAAGCCGTTGTTGAAGTTCCACCTACTGCTCCAGCACCACCGCCACCGCCTCCAGTTGCAGTAGCAGAACTACCATCGAAACCTAAACCACCACCAAAACCTTGTCCAGAAGGTGAGGCACTACCAGCACCTCTTGTAAAACAAGAACCACCACCTGAACCACCATTTGCAGCATTTCCAACTTCTCCACCACCGCCACCACCACCCGTTGATGTAATGGTTGAAAATACTGAATTAACGCCATTAGAACCTGCGCCTGTACTTGTTGTAGCACCTGCTCCGCCTGCGCCAACTGTTACTGTATAAGAAGTTCCTAGAGTTAAAGATAATGCAGTTTCTAGTGAACCACCACCACCTGTTGCGGTAACTGTGCTTCTTAAACCACCAGCACCTCCACCGCCACCATAAATACCGCCACCTCCACCACCACCTGCTACAACTAAATAATCTACAGTTATTGCATTTGGTGTAGTTGGTGCTAGATTAGCACTGATTATATTTAACATTTATGCAATAGCTCCAACAATTACCCAAGAATTTGCAGCCGTTTTAATACAAGCCGCAGATTTGTGCTGCGCAAGGGTTGGTTGCGCTACAACTGTGCCAGCACTGACTACTGTAGTTGTGCCAGAAGTTACTGCCTTGATTGTAACCAAATTTGTTGCTTGATTTAATATTGTAATAACTGTGCCTATTGGGAAATTATATGTAGCATCGGTTGGAATATTGAAGTTAGCAGCTGATGATTTATTCATCGGAATTAACTGCTGGTACTCATCACCACTACCTACTGTGTAATCTGCTGTTTTAGCAGTTTGTACTGTAAAGGCTGGTAGCCCATTCCACATAGCGGAAGTAACTACATCACCTGTATTACCTGGAAAAGTTGGCATTATATCTCCTTAATAAGATAAGACGTTCTGACCTAAGACTCCGTAATCTACGTTGCCTATTATAAACCCATCTATGACAGGTTCTAGCGTTGTAAACACCACTTTAAAGCTGTTAGGTGTGATGATGTTAGATACGCCAAAGATTTGCAGGGTTTTCTCCAGCTTAGATCCACCAGGCTGGGTAGTGATTACTGTGATCGGATCAAAGAAATCTAGGTTGAGAGCTGCTACTACACCTGCATCGTAGTTAGGAGTATATAGGTCTAGCTCGATAGCATCGCATCGGATGGTTGTCTCAGCCCTGCTAGCCACATAAGCCCTGGCATAATCTAGGGCTACGGCATCGGTCTGCATTAGCAGGTCTTGTTGGTTATATGAATGAATAAAATACTTGTCGATACTGGCCTGATTGCTGGCAGATTGCACAGTGCCACCAGTCCTGGTTATCTGCGCTGAATTAAATATAAGGGTGTCATCTAGTTTCCAGGCTGCATTAGCGTATGGGATACCTGTGCCATCATCTGCAAATACTGTGGGTGTATTGCCTATGGTCTCTGTAGCTGTAAGCCTGTCCTTAAATACAAAGGATCCGTCAAAACCTACATAGATTGCGCCGTATTCTGACAGGGCGACAGTCTGCATAGCACCTAAAGCAGTACGAGGGGTGCCTGGATCTGCCTGTAATGTAGTTTGACCTGCATCTATTTGACGTTGTGATGCTGGCCAGGCAATTTCATCTAATATCTCATTAATGCGTGTGCCTGATAATTGACCAGCGCTGGCACCTGTGACTGTTGAGATCTGGGCATTGTAAGCCAAGCGCATAGCATCTACAGCTTGTATGGTTGTATAAGCAACCTCTGTTGCATCTTTAGGTTGTGTGTTTACATAGCTTGTAATAAAGCCTGAAAATAGAGGATAGGTAACGTTGTTATAGGTAGCAGATATGCCAACCTTTTTCATAGGGGTTAATAAACCAAAGTAAGGCCCAGTCGGGTTAGTCGGGTTAAAATCGCCATTCTGATCTACTATGCGTAGCGTTAATTGGCCTGTCTGGAATTGGTCAAATAAAGCATTACGGCCTACAGCTGTTTGAATAAAGTTAATACGATCTGACACGTCAACAATAACTGCTACTGCATCTGCCAATACGTTTGTGCCTAATACGCCAATATCTAGCTGCATAGCCTGAGCAGTGCTTGGCCCAGTGGAGAAGTTTATTGTGGCGTTGATTACTGGGACTGTCATTGGAAAAGAATCAACGATCCACGAGGTACTATGCCATCTCCTAATTTAATGACATTACCTACCGCATCTTGTATGTAACGTTGTAAGTCTTGCTCGCTACTTAATACTGCTCCAGTGTTTACAGTGGTATTTACTACTGTTGGTGCTGCTGCTGCGGCAGCTGTAGTCGCACTAGATGGCATACCACCTGGCACGGCATATTGACCTGCTTGCGCAAAAAATGCATCAGCCTGTGCCTGTAATCTTGCAGATGCGGCAGCCAAGCCTGCTGCTGCGCCTGCTTCAATCCCCATCGATTTAAATTGGCCAACTAAACTGGTAAAAATTTGATCGTATTTATTAGGCAAAGTATTTAAAGCATTAGCGGCATCGGTAGCAGCAGTGGCTAACAGATCGGCAGCTGTCTTAGCATTCAACTCTGCGAGATACTTTTTAGCCAAAGCCTCATTATTGTCTAGTATGGCTATCTTTGCCTGAATACGTAACTTAGTCTCAGCATCGGTAGTCTCATTTAGCGCCTTCATTAAGCCTATGCGCTCAACGTCAAATTGCTGGGCTAATTTATCTACCTCGGTTTGTTTCTTATTTTTGGCATCTAACAGCGCTAATTCTTTTTTCTTCTGCTCCGATAGTTTATTTTCTAGGCGTAGTTGCTGGCCAAAGATACGAGCCGATGCTCGGCCTTGTTTGTTGTCTGGCTGAGTAGCGCTTCTTGCACCACCAGCTAATCCCACAGCCCTTTGCAAGGCTAGCCCACCTGGTTGTAATCGTATTAACAGATCGCCCAGACCGCCAGAAGTTATTTTTGATGCTAAACCATCTAACTTGCTTATCAATAAACCTACGCCATAAATTGCATCGCTAATAGATTTAGCAAAGGTATCCATTTGAGTAGCGGCATCTTCTATGCTTCTATTCTTGCCTAGTAAACTTATAGCATCTAATAAACCTTTACCGATTTCTTCTTTAGCATTTTCTGTAGATACTCTTAGTAGATCCATTTTGCCTGCATAGGTAGTTAATCTAGCTTGTGCCTGGCCTGCAAACTTGTTATTAAGTTCACCCAGGATCTTATCCATATCACCAGTCTTTAAGGTGGCCTTACTTATGCCAGCACCTAAACGGCTAAGACCTGTGGTGTTGCCTGAGAATCCTCTAGTTAATGCTGCGCTTACCTCTGTTAAAGATCGACCAGTAGCAGCACTTACATTTAATGCAGTGTTTAATGCATCTTGGCTCTTAGTAATAGATCCTGTAGCTGTTAGTAATTGCTGGAATGCTGGGCGTAATTGGTCATCTAATACGCCGGTAACTCTTTGTAAATTGGCTATGTAATCTTCAACGGCTGGCGCACTAAATGCAAAACCAGTATTACGTAATTGAACCTCTAAAGACTTGGCTGCCTTTTCATCGGCTGCAAAGGCTTGTACTGCTCGCTTGCTGAATTGGAATAATTGCTGAGCGCCAAAGACACCAGCAAAAGTCTTGCCTAATTTATTTACTTGCTTATCGAAGGCTGATACATCCTTTTTGCCTTTATTAAGTGCTTTACCATTCCAGGTGGCTATCGCCGAGACTACTACATTGGCCATTACGCTGCCTTCTTAATCTCTGTTGATTTGTTAAATTTTATAGCTGTAGAATTTATAGCGCCTAGCACTGCTTGATAAACCTTGCTACTATCTTGTGCCCAGGCTTTGTAGATTAAGCGACCTTTAGTCTTCCGACCACCACCACGTACGCCTTTAATCTTTGGTTGTGAGGTAAGCCCTGGCATTGATGTAACAAATTGATAGCCAGCAAAAGGATTATTTGATGCGTACTCTCTAGTAGATTTGTTGTAGGTGTACTCACGTGCTTTAGACTTGCCTTCAAATCCTTGTACCTTACCGAAGGTTGTGCCAGGTAGGCTTGGATCGATCTGCTGGAATGGCGCTCTACCTTGTGGGTTTTTACGGCCAGCAGTTTCATATATGCGACCTGGTGCGCTTACGTTGTAAACATAGTTACTAACTTTAAATCCATTTTTGAATGTGCGGTTATCGCCTGAGTTGTATCCAATACCAGCCTTGACTGTGCCAGCATCATATTTAGGAAATGGGCGGTAATTGATGTTCGGGTTAGGCTCTTTAGTCCAGCCTGATAGCACCTCAGAATTACCAGGCACAAATGATCTAGCCTTAGCTGCTACGTTACGCATTAGCGGATCAATAGCAGTTTTAATACGATCTTGTAAATCTTTGTCAATAAACTTTAGACCTGCAAGGACATCTTTAACGCCTACGGCTTCTGCTGGCATTTCGGATCTCCTTAGCTCTATCGGTTAGCACTTGTATGATTGCTGCATACATTTCGCTATCCATATCAATAAATTCTCTAGGCGGTATCCCAGTCTCTACGCTCAGTTGTGCGATGCTGTAAAGTATCGAATCCCGCTGGATTATTTTTTTTCTTCGTCTAGTACCTCGACAGTTTCTAGGCTGTCAATAAACTCATCAAACGATAGAGATACCTGGCCACCAGCCCTGCGTAAACATTCCCAAGCCAACCAGAATATATCTGACTGCTTCTCATCTTCACGCAAGGCTTTGCTAATTCCCATACCTCTTTTTAATTCAAAAGCTACTTCGACACCTGGTGTTATCTTGTGCTCTGATACTTCACCATTAGCCCTTGTTATCTTTAGCTTTGCCATTACTGCTCCTTAGTTAGAATGCCACCGATGATGACACTGTAATTGCGGAGTTTACAGTAAAGGACAGACTTGACGTAGCAATTTCTGAAACGCCGCCTTGACCTATTGGGGTTAGGTTGTTGACCAAAATTGAGAATTGGTAACTTGGGTTGGTGGCTGATACAACAGTGCCCTTAACAGTAATTACTGATACTGCTAATGTTAAACCAAATGCGCCTCTAAGCGTGTCATTAATTTGGTTTGCTGCCCAGTCGTTGATTACATCTAATTGGAATGTGCCTGATTGCAACCCCGCTACATAGCGGTGTGCGGAGTCCCCCATCGCCGTGACTTCAAGTTCGTCTACGATTTGGTTAATTACAGCGTTTGTAACAAATGCGCTGATATCAACTGAAGGTACTGTAGGTGCAGCAGCGGTAGCCAACTTAACACCTACGTTATTATTTAAATAGATTGCCATTGTTATTCCTCGTCTTTCTTAGTTTGTGCAGTTGGTTTTGGTGCGCTTGCTATTTGGCCTGTCTTTTTCAAGAAGGCTAAGTCTTCTTCGTGTGTGCTCATTTTAACTCCAGCTCGTTAGGATTGATACAGTTATTTCTGATGTTAATAAATCTCCACTAGCTGCATTAGTTATAGCTGGAGCGGAGACACTTGATATGTTGTAAACCAGGGTCGATGCCGCTAGTTTAGTTACTACTGCCACAATAAAATTCTCTATGCCTAATAGGTTGCCTTGATTGTCAAATGCAGGTGTGGTTATTAAAATTTTGAAATTAGCCAAGGGTGCGATGCTTGTCTGGCTGTTATTGCTTGGCTCGATATAAGGATCGCTAGGTGTTACCACTACGCTGTTAGCAAGCAGGGTTGCTGGTGGGAATGCAAAGGTTGACCATACGCCATTATTTGTCAAGGCTGTTGCTAGTGTGCCACGTAGGGTAGAAATCGCTGCCATTAGCCCACCAGTGATGCTGGACTTGAATACGGCTGGATGAGACCACGCACTCGGTTAATCAGCTGATAACCCATCCGATAGGGGCTGGCACTGATCCCAT